TAAATTACCAGAGATGTCTACTGCACCGTTAATGTCAATAGCAGTAGCATTAAGTTCAATCTCATCAGTAGCGTTAATGTCTAGTACAGTAGCAGAAGGGGCGTTAATAAATTGAGAAGCATCATTAAACTGCAAAGCCATTGTGCTATTTAAAAGAAGACCAGTATCTGCTACGTGTGTTAGTGTTACGTCTGTGTCTGCGCCAAAGCCAAGCACTGCTGCATCTGAGTCTAGTGTAAGATCATCACCTACAAGTAAGTCACCATCAATGTCTACGTTGCCTGAGAAGTCACCTGTAGCAGCGTCTAGTTCGCCTGTAAGAGTTACATTTCTAAAGCTAGATACGTCTTTATTAGCGTCTACTGTGACTACTTTACTAGCAACTACTGTACCTACAGCAGATCCAGTATCATTGTAATTAAGTTCTGTTGTGGTAGCTGTTACGCCATCTAAAAGATTAATCTCTGCTGCGGTAGATGTTACACCATCCATGATGTTAAGTTCAGCAGCAGTCGCTGTAATCGCAGTACCATTAAAGTTTATGGCATCTGCATAAAGTGTACCATCAAAATAACCATCTTTAAATTCTAAGGAGCTAGTACCCAGATCAATATCATTATCTGTAACTGGTACAACAGCACCATCTTGAACACGAATTTGTTCAACTGCACTACTAGATACCTCTACGAAAAAACCTACTCTATTATTAGTTCCGTCTACTACTACTTTATTAAGAAAGTCTAAATCACCAATTTGAGGCACGTTACCACCTTGCCCAGCAGTACCGTCATGTCTGTGACCAGTAGAAGATGCACTAGATGATGAATATGCAAAAGCATTTACTAATTGGTTATATTCATTGTTAAATAGTGCCGCTGTGATAGTATCCCCATCAGCCATAGAACTCTGTCTAGTATAATTCTGAGCCATTTATTATCTCCTACCTGATGGCATGTAATCTATATAAAGACCATTTACAGCGTATGCTGACTTTTGATCTTCACTTGTAATCCTAAAACTGCAAGTATTTCCAGAGCCTTCTAGTGTAATCCTTTCCATAGGATCAGTAGTTGCTCCAAATGTAACTGCATTAAAAGCAGCCGTACCAAATATTGCTGGAAGAGCAATAGTACTAACTGCAAAAGGTTCTGGTTGTGGCACATCAGGATCTTCGTAGTCATACCTAACTCTGAAGCTAGGTTCTACTGCCCCTTCAGGACTAAAAGAAACTCTTGCGTATTTAAGAGTCTTTCTAGTGCCTACGTCACCAAAGTCAAAGTCTGGTGTTTGATAAACAGCATCTATATCTCTTGTTGCTCCTGCGCTACGAAAAGAGTTTCCATCAAGATGATTATACACATATCCATCTTTATCGCCGTGATAAACTTTTTCTATACCATCTTTGTCTAAACCTGATACAAAGCCTAGTGCTTGAATACCTAATGTTTCTGACCATGCAAACCCATTAGGTGTTAAAGTACCTATGATGCCTCTAGCAATAGTAGGGCTTTCAGTAGACTTAGTATAAAATAAACGATACTGTGACTTACTTCTAAGAACTGCGCTAGTGATAATGTAGTCTTTGTCAGCAGCAATATCAGATATAATACTTTGTATTTGCCTACTAACAGATCCCAACTCTACGTCACCAATCCTTGCTGTACCTGCAACTGTTCGTACTCCATCAGGAGATAAAAATAACAAGTCACCGCCTATTTCTTGAATACTACCGCCTGACACACAGCCTACGTTTGTTGTAATAGGCACAACTGCTACATTGCTAGAGTCGTTAATGTTGACAAGCTTGTGAATACTGTTCCTACAGAAAATAATTAAGTCACTACGAAAGCTTGCTAGTCCTACTACAGCATCTTCAATTACAATGCTTCCTGCACCGCTTCCAGTAAAACTATCAATATCATTAGTGCTACTATAGAATATAGTATTTTTAGCCGTAGATGCTCCAGCAACTACTAAATGTTTATCATGTATCACACCAACAGCAGGGCCTGTAGTGCCGCTTACTGTTATCTCTTTTGCAAAGAATGTACGATTAGTTATGTCTGAATCTGTACCCGTCATTTGAAATAAGAACGGTTCATTAACACCATCACAAATAACTAGCTCGCCATAATCTGACGTACCTTCATATAAAGCAAAACTGCATCGTCCTTGAGAAGTACGTGCAGCTACTGAGCGTCCTGTAAAAGTAGAGTAATTATCTCCAGAGCCAGATACGCTTGCTCTATTTAGTTGTAGCCAAGTAGTCTCACCATCTTGACTAAAAAATATTCCTGTGCCTGAGCAAACAATTACACCGTCTGCGTAAACTGTCATTCCAAGAATACCTTCGCTACTATTAGGTTGAGTATCTCCAAAGTCTGTAAAGCCATCTACGCGCCTGTAGCCGCCATCAGGGTCTACTTCAAAGTTTCTTAGGCGTGTAGCAAACCCCGGCTGAGAAAGCATCTCAAGCTGGTTTAAGTTGACGTTTAAGCCACCTTTACATGAAAATCCCCAAGGTTGAGACACTACACAAACCTCACACGATCATCTTTAAAGTAACCGGGAGTAGGTTCCATTAAGTGTAGTTTCATTAAACGTAGTCCACGCTTGTAGTCTTCAAGAGCAAATGCTGCTGCTTGTGAGTCTTCTTTAAACTGATGCACATAGTATCTAGCCCTAGCTAGTAATACTGTTTTGTATACATCTGGGAATACTGTTTCGTCACCAAAAGCATCTAAGGCTGTAGGTAAGTTAAAAGCAAAATACCATACACGATATACTTTATCAGGAATAGGACTTACTCCAAACTTACGACCATCAGGACTTTTTATTATACGACGAGGTACAGCATACTGTTGAGTGTCAGCATCATCTAAGTTTTCACCTAGACGATAAAAGTCTTTCCACTCTTCAGTAGTTACAAAGCGAAGATTACGTGCTTCATATGGAGCAGCTTCTCCACTCACACCCACTGTAGTTAAATAAAAGTTGTCCCAATCAATGTAGCCATAGTCGCTTGTTAGTGAAGAACTAGCTGGTTTTAGTTCGTACCAGCGTGTTCCTGCTACAGTTTCAATGTACACATTTCCATACATAGGATCAGTAGCACCGCTTTCTGCTGTAGCTAAAAAAGGCCACTGAGGTTCTTCATTAACTATGTCAAAATATGCTCTGTTAATTACATCTTTAACATGCTGCTGTACGCCAATAGCATTTCCAAAAGTTGAAGAAGTCAACGCAACTTCATTCATCTCTCGCAGTATTTCGTTAGTCAATGAAAGATAAGTAGCCATTATTTTTTATGTACCTTCTGTATATCAAAATTAGCAGTTAAAGAGGCACCTTTGTGAGGTGTAAATTTACCTGTGTGTTTCATTAACTTATAACCACCTTTAGATTGTTTCATCCAATGATAGCCTTTAGGTGCTGAAACTTTCATCGTCCTTTAGGTAGGCTCTTATTATAGCCAGCCATGCTGTTACAAGCAGTTTCCATTGCATAAATGTCGGACTTAGCTTTACCACCATGCCCATACATCTTACGTCCACCACCCATCATACCGCTACGCATTTGTTTTTTCATTTTGTTATCCATCTCTTCATCCATAGCTGAATAACCCATAGCAGCTTTTTTACGATCCATACCACCATACATCATCATACTTCTCCCTGTATACATATTAGGCACGTAGCCTTTCTTTTTTGGAACTTTATTCATTAATCTTGTTCCATAGAGAATGTTTTACTTTTTTCTCTAGCTGATTCAAATTCTGTAGCATACTCTGTCGTATCTTCACCTTTATTAAAAATACGATCATAGTTATCTTTGTACTGTGAAAGATTCATTCCTTTACGAAACCTACTGCCTTTACCAGCAATAGTTTTTCTAAAAGTTACAGGTTTTGCTTCTGAACCAATCTGAGGCATAATTAAATATCTCCAATAAAAGGAAAGGGGCCACCTAAGCAGCCCCATCCTAAAAGGTCTAGTCGATGCCGTAGAAAGCAGACACAAGAGCTTCGCCACGAAGTACCTGTGCGCCATATACGTGCAGACCACGAACAATGTCACCAAAGCTATCTGGGTCACGAAGAACCTCAGTGTTGGTGATAGTCTGTGCAGTAGCCGTAGAAGACATATGACCAGCCAAAACTTTACCAGCAGCGTTAGTCGTTGCAGCAATGTTGTTTGACTTGTACATATCAAATCCACGAAGCTTGCCAGAGCTTACCAATCCATTGCGGATTGAGCCTTGACCTGCGTTGTAGTCAACTGACAAGAGCTTAGAAGAACTCTGAACAAGTACTTCGTAGAACTCTGGATTAGCAAGGAACCATCGACCTTCTTCAGGTACGTTTTGCTCATCAAGCAAACGAGCCATACGAGAAAGAACATCAATAGGATCATGCTCACTGCCAGCAAAACCAATGTCCAAGTTACCAGTACCGTCAAAGGTGCCAGCAGCAAGGTCAGTAGCGTTGTCAGAACCAAGAACGTGGTTAGGGCTAGAAGCCGATACACCAGCAAACATCTCAGCAATAACACCTGCATCAAAAGCATCACGCAATGCGTAAGCTGCTGAAGAGGTTGCTACGTCACGGAAGTTAACGTGAGACATATTCGTTTCAATATCATCAACGATGAATTTGAAAGCGTTAGCAATGTCTACAACCAAGGTTAGTTCTTGGTCAGTAAGTTTAGTAGCAGTTACATCAGCGCCACGTTCATACTGATAAACAGTAATCTCTGGCTCTTTGATGATTCGTACACTATCACCAAAAGCTGAGATTTCGCCAGCATAGTCAGTGTTAGTGATTGCTTCTACTACAGAAGACTTACGGAAAAAGTTTAGTACCTGCTTGGAATAAACTTTAGGTAGGAAGAACGAGTTGTTCTGTCCTGCTACAGAGTTACCAAAGTTAGCATTGGTATCTGTACTGGG